ATCGTCTTCTGGCTCACAAATTGTTGCGACTCAGGCAGACGAAATCTTGGATGCTGGTACAACCGTTGTTGTACACAACGTAACGGTGACTGCATTAGTTCTTCAGACGCAAGATGGCACGACAGCGCCAGCTTCTGTTCAGTATACAGACGCCGAAAGAACTATCTTCTGCAACATCACTAATACAGTTAATGCGACAACAGCAGGATCGTTCACATTTATCATTGAGTACGTTCAGATTGCGTGATTATTAATTTGGTGGGGTTAACGCCCCACCTTTTATTATAGGAGATTAATATGGCAGGATCAGACGTAACCCCAGTCATCATCAGCGATGAGGTGGCGGCAGACCCAAACGGTGTTTCAACGATAGCCGCCGTTGGTAACAACGCCGCATTAACAATTAACGGGGCATTGGCTTCTGGCGGTAGCGTTACAAACGCTTCAGGCAGACAGGTAACAATCTTGTCCGCAGGCGACGATGACGGTATTTCGTTTACCATAGTAGGGACTGATGTAAACGGCGCTTCTCTTACTGAAAGCCTTACAGGGGCCGACGATGGAACCGCAACTAGCGCTGGATATTTTAAAACAATTACAAGCATAACCGCAGTTGGGGACCCCGCTGGCAACGTAACCGCAGGTATTAATGCTAATGCGGCAGACGTAATCTTCGCGGGACGCACTCGTTTGCAAGGGTTTTCTTTTTATTCTGGCGGGACCGCTGGAAAAGCTAACTTACGGAACGGTGGTGTTACGGGCACAGAACTAATTCAGTTTCGCTCTATTGGGACGGACAACGCTTCTGACGACCCGTTTATGCCTGATGAGGGCGTACTGTTTAAAGACGGTTGCTTTGTTACATTCGTTATCGGGCAGTTTGATCTTATGATGTTCTACCACGCGTAGGAGTTTTTCTTGAGCAAAGATAAGCCGATAAAAAGAAACAAGACTAATTACCGTCCCACTAAATCTGGGGCGGGAATGACTAAGAAGGGCGTTGAGGCTCACCGAAAAAAGAACCCCGGATCTAAACTGAAGACTGCGGTTACTGGTAAGGTTAAGGCAGGAAGTAAAGATGCCAAGCGCCGCAAGTCTTATTGCGCCCGTTCTTTGGGCCAGATGAAAAAGTTTCCAGAGGCTGCAAAAGATCCTAACAGTCGTTTGCGCCAAGCTCGTAAAAGATGGAAGTGTTAATATGACAATAAGCCGTAGTCAAATGAACAAACAAATCACTACTTCTCCTCGCAAAAAAGTCGCTATGCCCAGAGGCTTGAGTTATTTTAGAAACGGTGGAGAAGCTTCAAAAAAGTCTAAGGGCAGTAAAATATGTCCTTCTGGAAAAGCGTGGGCCAAGAGAACTTTTGATACATACCCTTCTGCGTATGCAAACATGGCGGCGTCTAAATATTGTAAAGACCCAAATTATGCTAAGAAAAGTAAAAGAAAGGGAGGCTAATGTTAAGTAAACGTAACAATACAAAAGTTAAGAAGGTTGTGAAGGGGTTGAAAAAAGCTTCAAAGCTTCATGCTGGACAAGCAAAAACCCTAAAAACAATGCTGCGTTCTCCTAGAAAGAAAAGTTAAATGGGCGAGCTAAAGAAATGGCGCGAACAGAACTGGGTTCGAATAGGCTCTGACGGGTCTATTAAGGGACCTTGCGGCACTTCTAAAGACAAGAAAAACCCTGACCGATGTTTACCTAAAAGCAAAGCTATGTCTCTTTCTAAAGAAGAGCGACGCGCAACTGCTGCAAAGAAGAAACGTGCAGGCTCAAAAGGCCAACAGGTTGTAAAAAACACAAAGGCTGCTACCGTTACAAGTATGTCTAGAGGGGGTGATCCTTCTGCAACAAGAGCAAAAAGACCTTTTAATGGTAAGAAAATTCCCGGAACTGTGGTAGCTAGAGGTTGTGGAAAAGTATTAACCAGTAAACGCAAACGAACAAAAGGATCTGTTTCATGAAAAAGATGAAGAAAAAAGGCTACGCTAAAGGCGGAGCGATGATGAAGAAAAAAGGCTACGCTAAAGGTGGGGTGGCAAAGAAGAAGCCTGTTGTGGCAAAGAAAGCCGCTGGTGGCGTTATGAAGAAAAAAGCTGGCGGCGCGATGATGAAGAAAAAAGGCTTTGCTAAAGGCGGCGCGATGATGAAGAAAAAAGGCTTTGCTAAAGGCGGCGTAGTTAAAAGAAAGAAAAAGTAAATAAATGCCTTTTTTACAAAGTAATATACCGCACTTTAAGTGTTGGGTTCGTCGTGAATTTACGGTCAATCATGAGCGTTATCACGGCGAGTTCCTTCACGCTATGGTCATTGCCGTAACAACAATGCCCAACCGTTGTTTAAGCTTTCAAGTAATCTTTACGGGTTGCGAAGCTGATGAGGACGGCGATGCTAATGTTCACGGTGGTGCAATGTGGGCTCGTATGCCTATAACGGCCTTGGTTGCAGATGAGTCTTTCGAAGAGTGGCCCAAGCCTATGGCGGTACACGAGACTCAACCTTGGGATTGTCCTTCACATACACATGCGGTGTATACTTTAGAAAGAGCTACTCCTTGCCCTTGGATGGCGAAGATAGACGGAAAATTCTTTCCAGCAAAGTATATGTTTACGGTTGATTATACCGACACCGACGTTGCAGATGACCCCGCTCAACACAAACAGGCTCATGTAATGCAGTTACTAGACGCGGGCGAGTGGACGGGTAATATTGTTGCGTTACCTAACAATCGTGTGCGAGTAACTCACCCTGCGTGGTTTGAAACCGGGGAAGGCGCTCCAGACTTCAAACCTTCTCAGCATGTACATTATTCTAAATCTGATTTAGACTATACATTAGATGTAACTCAAATATTCGACAATATTTACAGCGAGGAATGAGATGGCAGTTTCTAATAGCGTAGATTTTGAACTTGATGTAGCTGAATATATTGAAGAAGCGTTTGAGCGTTGTGGCTTAGAGGTGCGAACTGGTTACGACCTTAAATCGGCCAAACGATCTTTAAACCTTATGTTAGCAGAATGGGCCAACCGCGGTTTAAACCAGTGGACTATTTCACAGCGTACACTTGCCTTGGTTGAAGGCACTGGGGTTTATGCTTTGGGCGCGGATGTTATTGATATTCTTTCTATGGTGGTTCAACGTGACGGTACGGACTTTTCGTTATCTAGGTTAAGCCGTGACGACTATCTTAGTATTCCAAATAAAACTACTGAGAGCCGTCCAAACCAGTTCTTTTTAGATCGTCAGGTTACTCCAAGTCTAAAGGTTTGGCCCGTTCCAGAAAACAGTACAGACGTTATTTATTATAACGCTCTTACGCGGATGGATGATGCGGACACCTTTATAAACACTGTGGATATGCCCTTTAGGTTTTACCCGTGCTTGGCTGCGGGATTGGCTTATTATATTGCTGTAAAGCGGGCCCCTCAAAGGGTTCAACTTTTAAAGGCTATGTACGAAGAAGAGTTTGAACGCGCTATGACTGAGGATCGTGACCGGGCATCGTTTAACGTTGTTCCAAAATACGATTATTATAGGGTGGGTTGATGAGCAAATTTGCAACAGGTAGAAACTCTTACGCAATCTCTGACCGATCCGGGTTCCGGTATCGGTATAGAGACATGCGCAAAGAGTGGAACGGTCTGCTTGTTGGTCGGGATGAGTTTGAGTCTAAACAGCCTCAACTAGGTCCGTTTCGTAAAGTGTCGGATCCCGAGTCCCTCAAAGATGCGCGTCCGGATAGAAAAGAGACCTTAGAAGTTTACGTTGGTATTCCTTTAGTAGAAGAACCGCAGCCCAGACCCACACGGGCTTTTGGTTTTGTAGGAGTTGTTACGGTAGAAATACCTGATGCAAGTCCAATAGCGGTTTTAAGAGGGTTTTTCGCGACGGCTTCTGTTGGCTCTGTTGCGACACTAGATACCGCGTTTTTAACAGGTGTTTCCGCGACGGCTTCTGTTGGTGCTGTTACAATTATTTCTGGTAGCTCAACAGCTTCAAGATTTGATAGTACATCTGTAAAATTAGATTCCACCACAAAAACATTTGACGAGGGATAAGACATGGCAAAGCAAGCAGTAGGCATAGGATCGTCGGCTAACGATGGAGCAGGAGATACTCTTCGTGCAGGTGCAGATAAAATTAATGATAATTTTGATGAAGTATATGCAGCTTTAGGAAACGGCACAACACTAACGGACATAATAAATTCTGATGGGATTATAGATGTAAGTTCTGGTGCAAACAGAATTGTGTTTTATTATGCAAATCTTAGCGACTTACCTAGTGCGGGAACATATCATGGCGCAGTGGCGCACGTTCACGCGACGGGAGGGTTGTACTTCGCACACGCTGCCGCATGGGTTAGATTAAATGATGAGACAACTGGACCTGTGACTAAATATACTGCGGGTGTAAACGGATCGTCCGCATTTACATTTACTGGCCCCGGAGCTACTTCTGGCAACAACCCTAATTTTACTTTTTATAAAGGACATACTTATTTGATTGATAATACAGCAAATGTAAGTAGTCATCCTTTACAAATAAGAGTCTCATCAGGAGGGTCTGCTTTTACAACAGGGGTCACTGAGAACTATAGCTCTACTACAGGGTTAACACAGTTCATCGTACCGCACGAACCCAGCGATACATCTTTAGTGTATCAATGCACAAACCATAGTGGTATGGTTGGAAACATAACAATAGTGTGATGACATGAGTTTTACATACACGCTGTACTACTATTGCACAAACCATAGCGGTATGGGGGGTCAGATTAACACATGAGCTATACTTACACCACATTAAAACAGGCTATATTAGATTATACTGAAAACGATGAAACTACGTTTGTAAGTAATCTTCCTGTTTTTATTAAAAACACAGAAGAACGTATTTTAAAGAATGTTCAGTTGAGTTTGTTTCAAAAGAACGACGCTGGAGCAATGTCGGCTTCTAATAAATTCTTAGGGGTCCCTAGTGACTTTTTAGCGCCGTTTGCTTTGTCGTTTACCAATAGTTCTGGAAACTCCGTTTTCTTAGATTTTAAAGATTCCAACTTTATTCAGTCTTTTAATCCTAATCCTGCCGCAACAGGCGCTCCTCGTTATTACGCTCAATATGATTTAAACAATTTTATTTTAAGCCCAACCCCTGACAGTGCTTATGCGGTTGAACTTAGTTACTTCTATCGTCCAACCAGTTTAACTAAGAGCCAGACCACGTTTTCGGTGGCATATACTGGCGGAACAGTTTTTTCTGCTGGAGAAACTATTATAGCAACTCCTGCTGGCGCAACTGCGTCTGTCGAAAACTCTTCGTTTGTTGTTACTGGAACAACTGGGGCTGGCAACACAACCTTGACTGCTAACTTCCCTGCGGGAGTTACAAGTTCTTACCCGCGAGGAACAGCGGCTTCAGGAACAGCTTTGGTGGGAAACACCAGTGGGGCTGTTGCGGTAATTAATAGCGTTCCCAGCGGAACAACGTCAGAAAAGATTGTTCCAGACATTACTGAAACTTGGATTAGTGAAAACGCAGACTTAGCTCTCTTGTATGGAAGTTTAATGGAAGCTTATGTATTTATGAAGGGCGAACAAGACATGCAAGCTTTGTATGAGAAGCGTTTTGTAGAAGCTATTATGGGCCTTGGGGGACTTGGCGAGAGCAAAGAGGTTACGGATGAGTATAGAACTGGACCAGTGGTGAGGCAAAAACAATGAACAATATGTCTTTTGGCGTATCAATGTCTAATGATTTTAAGGTGGGAGTGGAAACTACGGATAACCGTGGCTTTACTCCTGAAGAAACCGCGAAGCGTTGTGTAAACAAGATTATAAATGTTTCCGAAACTGCGCCCCCCGAAATACGGGATCAGGCGCTTGCGTACCGAGAAGAGGTTGAGAAGGTCGTAGCTATCTATATGAAACAGGCTATTCAAAGTGATCGAACTACGGTATATAATGCAATAAAAGATGCTGGTCAGTTAAAATTGGCAGAATATATAAGGAAAATGTAAATGGCTTTTAATGGCAATTTTTTATGCACCTCGTTCAAAGTAGAACTAATGAAGGGTGTTCACAATTTTACGGCAGCAAGTAACCAGTTTAAATTAGCTCTGTACACCAACAGTGCTACTTTTAACGCTGCAACTACTGCATACACCTCTGGCAACGAGGTCAGCGGAACGAACTACACAGCTAAAGGGAACTTTTTAACGAGTGTAACACCCGTGGCTATTAGCACAACAGCTTTGGTCGATTTTGCAGATGAAGTGTTCAGCACCGTAACGATATCTGCTGTGCGTGGAGCTTTGATATTTAACGAAGCCGCTTCGGGAGACCCAACAGTTTGCGTATTAGATTTTGGCGCGGACAAAGCAGCCAGTTCTGGCGACTTTACCATTGTGTTCCCAACAGCGGATGCGTCTAACGCGATTATCCGGATAGCCTAATGTCTACTACCATAACCTTTATAGGTTGGGGCAGTTCAACAAGGGCTTGGAATACAAGCACTTGGAATACAAGTCCTGCTTTTACGATGACTGCTACAGGGGCGGTTGGACAAGCAGTTCAAGAAGGCGACGCTGTTGTATCTGTTACAGGGTTAGCAGGAACAACTGCGTTAGGTAACATCTTTTCTACAAATGTAGGACTTAGCTCTACTTCTTCCATTGGAGCTATTTCTACAACAAGAGGCGATAAAGCGTTTGTTACTGGAATTGCAGGAACCTCTGCGGTAGGCAACGTCTTTTCTACAATCGTAGGTTTTAGTGTTACTGCCTCGGTTAACAGTGCAACGGCTGGAGCAGTTGGTAAGGCTAATGTCTTTGTAACGGGCGTTACTTGTACAGCAGTAGTAGGAAATCTAGAAAACCCACCTTGGGGGCAAATTATTCCAGATCAGAACCCCCGCTTTTTAAATATAACGCCTTCTCAAGACCCTTCTTGGGCTAACATTGAGAATGGTCGCGCAGCATAGGATAATAAAATGGCTAGTGTATATACAAATGACTTACGGTTAGAGGAAATCGGCTCCGGCGAACAATCTGGTTCTTGGGGCGATACAACTAACACTAACTTGGAACTGATTGCAGAAGCTTTTGCTTTTGGAACTGAAGCAATTACAACTAACGCCGACACACACGCAACTACTATTGCAGATGGGGCCTCAGATCCCGGTCGTGCGTTGTTTCTAAAGTACACCGGAACTTTGGATTCGGCTTGTACTATCACGTTAGGGCCAAATACGGTCAGTAAGATGTGGTTTATTCAAAACGCTACTTCTGGCTCTCAAAACATTATTATTTCTCAAGGGTCTGGGGCAAATGTTACTATTACCGCAGGACAAACCAAGTCAGTTTATTCTAACGGCGCAGGATCTGGCGCTGCTATTGTTGACGCCTTTGCTACGCTTAACGTGGTGGACTTGTTGGTTGATGGCGACCTGACTGTTTCGGGTTCGCAA